TCACGACTCAGGGCTCTCTGCCATCGCCTCACGAGCGGTGGCGATCAGCCGCACCACCCGCGCGGGGTCGCACAGCTGGCCGGCCGACGTCACCGGCACCACCCAGTAGGAGCGCAGAGGGGCCTCCGGGTCGAACCCGGTCCCGTGGCGCGGAACGCCCATGACCGTCCCTGCCCCGAGGATCTCGACACCCAGCTCGCCCCACCGGTCGCCCACGTGCGGCCCGTAGTTCGGCGGCACCAGAGGGGCCACCAGCGCGTAGTACCGCACTCCCGCACGGTCTGCGATGACCGGGCCCCGCAGAGCCGTGGCGATGAACGCATCCGACTCGCTCCGGTCCGATGAGCCGACGACCGCGTACACCAGCCTCGCCGGGATACGGATGGCGCTGTACGCCCTTCCCAGCGGCATGAGCGCGATCCTGTGCTCCTGCCACTGCTTCAGCGCCTTGCCCGAGTCCGGGTCACCGCGAGCGAGCCACGACACGATGGCCGCGGTGTCTGTCGCTGGGCGGCCACTCTGCGACGGCATGAGCGGCATGGGCGGGTTCATGACTGGACGCTGATCTCTCGACATGGCTGTTCTCTCCGACCCGACTCGGCTGTGAGACAGCATCGTCATCCCGGCGCGTCGCCGGTTCGATACACAGCGTGTATCAGCGGGCCGTATCGTCGGCTCATGAGTGGTCGGGAACTCTGGACGGACGCACAGCTGCGCGCCGCTTGGGCGCGCCAGGACTGGGCTGCGATTCTCCGCGAGTACAGACGTGCCGCATGCCTGTCCCAACGACAGCTAGAGCCCCTGGTCGGAATGCCGCAGCCCCACATTTCCGCCATCGAGTCGGGCCGCCGGCGGGTGACTTCCGCTGAACTCATGGCCCGCATCACTGAAGGGCTGCAGGTGCCAGACGAACTGACGGGGATCAACGCGCGACCGGACCTGACGGGCTGGTCGCCCCCCGCCGAACTGCGGGACCGGATTGCACACGCGCACGCCACCGGTCGCACCGACCTGCGCACCGCAGAGTGGATCGGGCGTGTGCTGGTCGAGTACCGGCGCGCCGAGGACGAGGTCGGCGGCCGGGCCCTCTGGACAACCGTGCGCTCCCAGCTGGACTCCATCACCGGCATGCTGCCTGACGCATCCGGCCGTGCCGCCGATCGGCTCCTCCTCCTGGCCGCCGAGCACGCCCACTGGCTGTCCTGGGTGAGCTGGCAGGCGGACAAGCCCGGCCCGGCCCTGTCGTGGCTCGACCTGGCCGGGGGCTGGGCGGTCGACGGCGGACACGCCGACATGTCGTCGTGGGTCAACCGGGTGCGTGCGTACTACTCCCTGCACCGTGGCGATCCCGTCCGGGCTCTGCGGACGGCAGAGGAGGCCCGGGTCACCGCCCAGGCTCTATCGCCGGCAGCCGCATCGGTCGCCGCGCATCAGGCCGCGATGGCGGCCGCCGCTCTGTCCGAGCGCGACACAGCGGCGCGGCTGGCCGACGAGGCGAGGGCCTTCGCGGGCATGGTGCCCAACGTCGAGGACCGGCCCGGCTGGCTGTACTGGCTCACCCCTGTACGAGCCCAGCTGCAGGAGGCTGACACGGCCTACGCGTGCCGCGAGTGGGAGCGTGCCGCAGACGGCTTCCGTGAGGCGCTCCCGCAGCTGGTCGGCTTCCCCCGCGATCACGAGCACTACAGCGCGCGACTCGAAGAGGCTGAGCGACGGTCCTAGGCCAGATCCCAGCTGCGGATGATCGGCTGGTCGCCGGCCTTCAGCGGAACGGCAGCAGCCACAGCCCGCTCCACTTCCTTGACATGCGGGCCGTACTCCATGCCGCCCTCGTGCTCAGGGGCCGGGTCGGACAGTTCGAGGACCAGTTCGCCGCCGTCGAGGTCCGCCGGCTCGTAATCGTCCGGGCCGACTCCGGCGGGCAGAACGCTGTAGCGGACGCGGTACTGGGCCATGCGTGGCTCCTCTACTCCCGACAGTAGGGCGCCCCCGGGGGTTCGGGCCCCGGAGGCGATGACGGCAGCATAGCGGGACGCCATGACAGCGGTACCGCCCATCGGGAAACGACGGAAAACGCCCCCTGTACGGCCCGTGGTGGGCCGTACAGGGGGCATCGGTGTCAGTACTCGCGGCGAGGCAGGATGACACCCTCAGCGAGCGGAGACGAGGGCGACGGCTCATCGGTCGGGGCATCGTCCTTGCGGCACACGAGCGCGGCCTCGTCGTACGGCGGCGCCTGCAGCCGGTAGCCGTCCGGGCAAGTCTGTCCGTCGCGGCCGGCCTCGCCGCGCGGCCCGGTCTCACCCTGGGGCCCGGGCGGTCCCGCCGGGCCCGGCTCGCCCTGGGGTCCGGCCGCGCCCGGGTCGCCTTGCTGGCCCGGCACTCCTGGTTCGCCGGGCTCGCCGACGCCGTCCTGGCCGTCGGTGCCGTCCGTCCCGTCCGCTCCGGAGCGGCCCGGCTCGCCGGTGGGTCCGGTCCGGCCGGGCTCGCCCTGCGGTCCCCGGGGGCCGGGTATGGGGACGGGCACACGGGTGCGGTCGTCGAGGTCGGCGACGGCCTGACTCGGATCCGGTGCCGCCGGCGTCTCCCCCGCCGCCTCGACCTGGGCGCGCAGCACGCGCACATCGGAGGCCAGCGTGCTGACGGCGTCGCCGCGGCGGTCGGCCTCGTCGGCCAGCTGCCCGAACAGCGACCAGCCGGCGACGGCGGCGCCGGTCAGGGCGACGAGCCAGCAGAACACGGTGATCCACCGCCAGTTCCCGGCGAGAGCCCGCTCGGTACGGGTCACGATGGGTCGCCTCCCAGTTCGACGATACGGACGCGGAGCCGGGCAATCTCGACCTGGTCGGCCAGCAGCTGGCGCTGGTCGGTCACCCGCAGTTCGAGGAGTTCGGCGATCCGCGCGTCCCGGGTGGCGAGCTGCCCGCGCAGCCCGTCACGCTCCTCCTGGATCTGGTCCATCTCGCTGTTCAGCCGGGCGTTGGCGTTCTCGCCCCGCTTGCCGAGGTACGTCACCACGCTGCCGGACAGCACACCGATGAACGCGAGCACTGCACCGATGGTGGCGAGGTCCACGGGACTCCCTTACAGCCGGGGGTCGATGCGCCGGCGTTTGCCAGGCCCGTCGCCGGTCACTCCGCCCTGGGGATCGACGGCGTTGCCGAGGTAGCGCACGAACGTGTCGATGTCCTCCCGCATCGCGGCCTGGTCCAGCTTCATCCGAACGGGGGCCGTGATCGGGCCGACGTACTGCGGTGGCCGCGCCCAGCCGAGGAAGATGCCAGCGAGCGTCTGCAGGGGCTGCCAGGCCATCCGCTCGGCGAGTTCTTCCAGGAGCCGGAAGACGGCGTAGTACGCGGCCGCCAGACCGAGGGAGACGGCGCCCGCCGCCGCCTCGCTGTCCACCGGGATGCCGAGCCATCCGGTGGCGGTGAGGACCAGGCCCACGCCGTACGGCACGAACGTCCGCATGAAGCTGACGAAGACGTTGTTCATCGGTGCCTCACTTCCTGGGGAGCTTGAGGGTCTGGCCGGGCACGATCGCGTCGGCGTCCTTGAGGGAGTTGAGGGTGGCGATCTCCCGCCACCGGTTGCCGTCGCCGAGCTTGCTGGCGGCGATCGACCAGAGGGTGTCGCCCTTGCGCACGGTGTAAGTGACCGCCGGGGCGAGCCGGTCGTGGACCCGGGCCCGCATCGACGCCATGGTGAAGCCGCGCGGGTCGACCTTCCCGGGCTGCCACTCCAGGTGGCCGATGACGGAGCGCTCGTTCCAGCCGTGGTGGCGGCAGATCGCGGCCGAGACCTTCTCGATCGCGTCGAGCTGCACATCCGGCCAGGGGTCGATGCCGTCGCCGAGGTTCTCGCACTCGAAGCCGTAGAAGTGGCGGTTGCCGTCGGTGTTGGACTCGTTGTCCGGCGGGAGCGACTTCTCGTCGATGACGGCCCGGAGGACGTCGTCGTCGCCGAGGCCGGCGTGGTTGGCGCGGCCGTAGCCGACGAGGTGCACCTTGCCGTCCTTGGTGATGACGCCGTGGCACAGCGGCCCGGGCAGACCCTCGTAGCCGTTCCGGCAGATCCGCACGGTCTTGGCGCTGCCGGAGGTGACGGTGTGGTGGATCATCACGCCGTGGACCGGCCCCCACAGGCCGATGTGGTTGCGGTTGTGGTGCTCCCAGTCGCCGACCTCGACGACGACGAGCCCCTCCTTGCGCAGCACCGCGGCGAACGTGGCGGGCAGCATGGGTGGTGCCATGGGTCCTCCAGACATGACGATGCCCCGGCCGAGGGCGCGGGGCGGTGGGTGAGCGGGGGGTGGGGTCAGGTGGCGTAGCCGTGCACCAGGATTCCGCTGCCCGCGCCGAAAGCGCCGGCCGTGAAGCCTCCGGCCGTGACCGTCGGCGGGGTGGACAGGCCGGTGTCGGTGCCGCCGAATCCGGGGGCCACGCTGGCGAGGACGTCAGGGACGGCGCCCTCGGAGATCAGGCTGCACACGGTCGTCGCCTTGATCATGACGCCGTAGTAGTGCAGACCGCTGTACGTCGTGGTGTACGAGCTGGCGGCGCCGGCGGTGGTCTGCGCGATCGCCAGGCTCTTGATCGTGTTGGCAGCCCACGCCGTGGTGGTCTGGTCCGCGGTCCTCGCCAGGGCGACCTTCGCCGAGTTGTGGAGGGTGAACCACCAGTTCGTCGGCACGCTCGCCGCGGTGCCGCCGGAGACAAACGCGAGGTTCGAGATGACCAGCCCTTTGGGCAGCCAGACCGGGATCAGGTACAGCGTCCCCGAGGTCGGCGTCGAGGTGGTCCCGCAGCGCAGCCGGCTGGTGGTCTCGTACCGGCTGGAGGGCCGCAGCACGCTCTCCAGGCTGCCGAACCCGGAGTCGAACGGGGAGACCTCGGCGCCCGCGCTGGCGTCGGCGACAGAGCCGAAGGTGTTCCCCCAGCGGCGCAGCCCGGTGATGGTCGAGGTGATGTTGCACCCGGCCAAGGTGGTGTCCCTGGTACGGACGTTGCGCAGGAGCGGGCGGACGGTGTTGGTGGACACCTGCACCCCGAACCCGGTCAGCGCGTAGATGTCGCAGTCGTCCACCACGACGTCCGTGCCGTCCCAGATATGGACCCCGTTCGCCGTCGTGCCGGTGATCGAGCACCGGGCGACCGTGACGTCCGTCGCGGAGGCGGCCGGGGTCGAACGGGAGTCGACGGTCACGCCGGCGCCCGTGGCCCCGTTGACGTGGGCGATGATCTGGCCGCGGCGGGTGCCGAGGGTGGATACGGCGGTGGCGCCGCAGTTGCGGGCCGTGATGTGGTCGGCGGTGTAGTCCTCGACGTCGACCAGGCGCACGGCGGACCCGCCGACGTCGCGGACGGTGATGCCGTCCACGTCCAGGCCCTGGACGTATCCGGTGTCCTCGCCCTCGATGCGGACGGCGGCGTCGTAGGTGCCGCCCCCGTACATGACGATGTCCTTGACGACGATGTTCCGCAGCGGCTGTGACCCGGCGATGGAGGGGGATCCGGCTCCGGCCGGGGTGCGGTGGGCGGCGCTGGAGGAGTCCAGGGTGCGCATGCGCACGCCCGCGCCGCAGTCCTTCAGGGTCAGCCCGGAGACGCGGGAGTCCTGCCAGGTGTAGCCGCCCACCGCCCACTGGGTGAGGCCGTCGCAATACAGGTCCTTGACGACGATGCCGGTGTGAGGCTTGTCGGGGCTGGCGGAGTGCGAGCCGACGGCGCGCGGCCAGCTGGTCGTGCCGGCAGTGCCGGACGGGCCGACGTGGCAGTCCTCGATCACGATGTCGACGCAGGGCGTGTCGTCGTACGGCCCGAAGCCACCGAAGTAGGCGCTGCCCTTGGCGAGGTCAGGCTGGATGAACTCGCTGAAGTCCCGGCCACCGGGGTCGAGGTAGCCCAGGCCGCGCACGTTGGTGATGCGGCCGTTCTTCACCGCGTTGATCTCGATGCCGTGGTACCCGCACACGTCCTTGACCAGGGTGTTGCGGATGATGACGTTCTCGGCGTGCCCGATGCTGATGCACATGGCCGAGGTCGGGTAGGCGTCCGCCCGGGCGTCCCACACGCCACCCTCAATGACGATGTTGCCGTGCCCCGTGTACCCGCCGAACGTCTGGCTCGCGTCCCCGTTCAGCAGCATCGTTCCGGCCCCGGCCCGGCGGATCACGGCCCCGTCGCACAGGGTCAGGCGGGTGTTGCGGTAGATCCGCAGCGGCAGCGAGGCCGCGTCGTAGTTCCCCGGGGGGACGATGACGTGGCCGCCGCCCGCGGTGCCAGCGGCGGCGAGCGCGGCCTGGACGGCGGCGCCGGTCGTCGCGGCGGGGATGATGATCCCGGCCTCGGCCCAATTCGCGCCGAGGTCGAGGGGCTCGCCGCCGACCAGGAGCGTGCCGACGTCGAGGGTGCCGGTCACGTCGAGGTCGCCCGTGATCGTGCCGCCGGCCTTGTCCAGCTTGGAGTTGAGGCCGTCCAGGGCGGCGGTGGGTACCTCCCGGCCGACCTCGTACCAGAGCACCGGCTGCCCGGAGGGGCCGTTGTACTCGTACTGGATCGCCCCGAATCCCTCGACCTTGAAGGTTCGGATCGCGCCGGGGGTGTCGGAGGCGGCGTCGTTGGTGCGGAGCTGGGCGATGGGGGTGGTGCCGTCCTCCTCGAACAGCGCGGTGATGATCGCGCCGGTTCCGGCGGCGCGGACGATCAGCGGGTAGTCGGGGACAACGTCGCCCGTGGTCGTGACGAGGACCGCGGAGGGGTTGCCGCCGTAGGTGTACTGAGGCACAGCAGCCCCTTTCTCAGACGAGGATGTAGAGGCCGGACAGGTCGACCCAGTCGGTTCCGTCGGTGCCCTGGTACCACCAGAGGATGTCGCCGGCGTCGCCGTACGGGGAGGATGTGCCGGTGGGCAGGACCTCCAGCCGTCCGGCGGCGTCGGTGGTGGTCCCGGCCATCGAGCACGCCCCGACCCAGGTGCGCAGCTCGGCCGGGATGCAGGAGCCGGGCACGGCACCGAGGTTGACGGCGTTCGGATCGGTGATCTTCAGGCCGTCCGTGCGCTCGACGCGGCCTTTCAGTTCGACGCGGCGGCCGCCGTCGACCTTCATGAGGCCGATCTCCACGTCGCCCTCCTGCAGGCCTGCGGAGAGCGTCAGCGTCAGGTCCCACAGCGGGGGCGGTTCCCAGATCGTCACCCACGTGTCGGTGACGCTGCTGATCTTCAGCCACATGGTGCCGTCGTCCGCCGTGACGAGCGTGTGCGCGGGCGCCGTGGCGTACTTGGTGGTGCGGTCGGCGAGGTCGGTGGCGGTCTGCCGGAGGTGCGGATCGATGGCCTCGGCAAGCGCGGCCAGGTGCGCGGGCACGGTCGGGGACTGACCGCCCGCGGGTACGGGCAGTTCGGCGTATCCGAGGTTCGCCACGAAGGCCCCCCTTTCTAGGTGGCGGAGAAGCGGATGGTGATCACGCCGCCGGTGAAGGCTGCGTAGTCGCCGCGGCCGTGGCCGTAGATGGCCAGTCCGCGGGCGCTGCCGGAGGCCAGGGCGGTGCGCCAGGCGGCGGGCAGGGTCGCGGTGCCTTTGGCGCCGACGGCGAGGGAGAGCAGCGTCTCGGGGCCGTCGTCGAGGTCGAGTTGGCCGCTGGGGGCGGTGGTGTGGTCGTGCAGGTACAGCCGCATCTTGACCTTGGCGTTGACGCCTGCCCCTCGCTTGCGGGTGAACGCCACCGACATGGAGGAGACGGTCTTGCCCGCACAGGCGTCGGCGATCTTCGTGCCGTAGAACCAGCCGCCGCGCCGGTCACCGCGGCCGGTCCAGTCGCCCTGGGTGGGGCTGGAGGCGTAGTCGTCGGGGCGGCCGCGCCGCCAGGTCCCGGAGTCGTCCGGGGGGATGCTGGCCTTCTTCGGGGCCTGCGTGGCCGGCGCCTCGGGGGACGGGTCGGGGGCGGAGGCGAGCCGCGCGTAGAGCACGCCCTTGCCCGCGCTGTCCTTCTTCGTCCACAGCTCGGTCACCTGCTGGTACCCGGCCCCCGGCGCGGCCGTCCCCCACGTGAACGCGCTGATGGCGATCAGGTCCTGGGCGGTCTCGCGGGCCACTTCGGCGATCGCCGCGGCGTCGGTGTCGGCGGGGTCCTCCCCCAGCCGCCACAGCACCACCGGCACCGCCCCGCGGCGGACCGCGACGACGTCGCCGGCCGCGCGGTTGCGGTAGGCGTCGGTGCAGGCGACGTCGTAGAACGCGGCGCCCCCCATGACCAGGTGGACGGTGCCGGTGTCGGTGACGTCGGTGACCGTGGCCGAGACGGTCTGCAGGCCGCCGGCGTTCTTGTCGAGGGCGTCGAGGGTCTGGCCGAGCTGCTGTCGGGCGCCCATCACAGCCTCCGGGTGCTCGTGCGGGTCTGGCAGGTCTGGGTGATCCCGCCGAGCGCGTACGGGCAGGAGTCGATCAGGTGCCGCTCCCACACGCCGTCCTCTACCTCGACCTCGACGACGTCCCCGGCCTCCAGGGCGGGGTTGCACACAGAGGTGAAGGACAGCGATGACTGGATACCGAGGGAGTCGGCGAGGCGGGCCCGGGCGACGTCGGTGGCCTGGCTCATGCTGGCGATCAGCGGGGACGTGTAGCGGCCGGTGCGCACGCGCACCCCGGGCAGGCCCAGGCTCTGCGGGGCGAGGGGGTCGCCGACGGGGTCGGGGCCTGCGTACGTCAGGCTGCCGGGGTCGTCGTCCCACGAGAAAGCAGGGCCGACCGGCACCGTGCCGGATCCTGAATCGCCGCTCACGGCCCAGAGGTTGACCAGGCCCTCGGCGGTCTCCTCCTGCGCGGGCTGCGCGGTCACCAGCTGACGCGGGATCCGCCACACCACCGCATCCGCGAGGGTCGGCACGGGCGCGAACACGATGGTGCCTTGCGCGTCGGCGTAGACTTCGGCGCCGAGGGAGGCGGCGATGCCGGTGGCGGTGCCGGAGGAGTCGGTGCCGCCGGACAGGGCCGCCCACCGGTCCTCGTCGACGACGACCGCGGGCAGCTGGGTCGACGCTTTGACGCCGTCCCGCCAGGCGACGGGGGCGCCGGGCAGGGCCTCGCCGATCAGAACGCCGGCGCAGGCCCGGGCGGTGTCCGGGCCGACGGTCCGCGCGGTCGGCAGGGAGGCGCCCCGGATGATGTCCTCCCGGCCGAGGAGGTCCAGGCTCACCCCGAGCCGGGTACGGCGCAGCCGGTCGATGCTGTAGCGGCCGGCGGGGATCCACTCGACGTCCCGGCGCGGCACGCCGATGCCCTGGAAGATCCTGATCTCGGTGGCCACGCTGTTGATGCCGTGGCGGCCGCGGGGTGCGTCGAGCAGCTCGACGGCGGCCGAGTAGCGGACCTCCGCGGTACGGTCCGGCGTCACCGCGCCGGAGCCGAACCGGGCCGGAGTCCAGAGCTGACCGCCGTCGTTGGACCACTCCGCCCGCACCGGGCGGGCGGTGGCCTGCCCGAGAGCGGCCAGCGCGGCCGTGGAGATCCGCAGCATCAGGACACCGCGCCATCGGTGGCCAGCGCGGCGTACGTGTCGTACGAAGCCTCCACGGCGTCGTACGTGCCGAACTGCGCGGCGAGGAGGTCGTAGGACCAGCCAGGCGCGTACATCGGCTGTCCGGCCGTGTCGGGGCGCTCGATGGGCACGATGTCGAACGTCACCGTGTAGCCGCCCGTCGAGCCGAGACGGCCGGTGGGCTTCTCGGCGACGTCGCCCGGCACGAAGAACCGGTCACCGATCTGGTAGCCGGGCCGCACCTGCGCGAGCAGCACCCCCGACCTGATCAGCCGCCGGAACTGGCTGATGTCAGCGGCGAGGACGTCCACGGACACGGTCTCCGCCGGCGCGGCCGCGGTGTCGTAGGCGACGGCCATGTACGGGCTCCCCGAGCGGGCGGCGGTGTCCTGGCGGCCCGCGCTGGTGGTGCCCTGAGCGGGCATGAGCATCACCCGCATCGACAGCCCCGGCTCCTCGACGCTCTTGATCCACAGGTCTTTGGCCTGCGCGGCGGGCGGCGCCGGGACCGTGACCGCCAGCGACGTCGACGGCCCCCAGGTGCCGTCCGCGTACAGCGGCCGCGCCGTGTACGCGACCGCCACCCCGAGGGGGGCTTCGTGGTCGTACGCCTGCCCGATGCCCTCGACCGCCCAGGCCAGGTCACCCGAGCGGACGGCCGCGGGCGCGGCCGCGCCCGGGTCCTGGCGGACGATCTCGACCTTCCGCACGTCGGTGACGTCGGGGACGGGGGTGGAGGCGGTGCCGTCGTAGGCCAGCACCACCCCCGCCCACGGCTCGTCGATGACCGCGGTCAGCCATCCCTCGGGGCTGGTGACGGTCGTCGGCGGAGTCACCAGCGGCGCCCCGGGGTCCACGATCATCGGCATGCGGCCTATCCCTTCTTCCCGGCCCGCTTGCTGCGGTGCACGTCGTCCAGGGCGCCGTCCACCCGGTCGTCGACGTAGGCCCGCAGGACCGTGCCGTCCTCGACGACCAGGTACAGCGGGCGTCCGTCCAGGCCCGCGGCCGACTGCTGGCCGGTGCCGGCGGAGGTGACCGGGACGACGCCGGCGGGCACCGCGTCGGCGGCCATGCGCTCGGCCGCCGAGACGACCGACGGACCGGCCGCGACCATCCCGGCGACCAGGCCCGCCCCGAGGTCGGCACCCGCCTGCTCGCCCTTCCTCGACGGGGAGTGCGCGTCGATGCCCTTCTTCGAGCGGATCGCCTTGATGGCGCCGGCGCCGAGCTTGGCCATGGCGGCCTGGATCTCCGCCTCTTGCTTGAGCAGCCCAGTCAGAAACCCTTTCGCTGCGCTGTCGCCGGCGTCGTACATCGAGTCGGCCATGGTCCGGCCGTAGCTGGTCGACAGCTTCGCCCCGGACTTCGCGAGGGCGTTGAGCTGCTTGATCTGACCGCCGGACGCGCCGGAGATCAGACCGGCCAGCTGACTGCCCGGGCCCATCGCGACCAGCTGACTGATCAGTTCCTGGTTCAGGCCCTTCTTCGACAGCGCCTTGATCTGCGCCTCGGACGTGGCCACGGTCGACTGCCGTGCCCGCATCCCGTCCAGGACCTCCCGAATGCTGCCCGCTTCGGCGAAGTTGCCCAGGCCGATGAAGTCAGCGGCGGTCTTCTTCTGGTCGGCGGCCGCGGACAGGGCGGCCTCCAGCTTGCTGTCGACGGCGTCCCGCTGCCGGGCCATCGCCTGCAGCTTGGCCGACACCTTCGTCACGGAGGCGGCGAGGGCCTTGCCGCTTCCGCCGGTCGCCCGGAGGTCCTTCGCCAGTTCCTTGGCCGCCTTGGCGATGTCGGACGCCGAGCCGGTCAGGGACTTGGTGAAGTTGGTCAGGTCGCCGGGGATGTCCTTGCGGGCCTTGGTCCGGGCGGCCGCGGTGCCCTTGGCGAACCCCCGCGCGCCGATGCCCTCCCACATCTGCATCGAGTCGCGGTGGTTGAACACCTCCGCGCTGCCGCTGCCGAACTTGACCAGCTCGGGGCCGCGTTCGCCGACCCAGGCGACTTCACCCGGGCGGGGCTTGCCGCCGTCGGCGTAGCCCTTGGCGGCGAACCCGTACCAGTCGCTGAACAGCTTGTCGCGGTAGCCGCGGGCCCCGGAGCCGACGACCACGCCGTCCCCGCCGCGGCTCTCCACGTTGGTCCCGTTCAGCGTGCCGGCCGTGTGGCCGACACCGCTGTTCGTGATGCCGATCATGAACGGCGAGCGGCGGCCGCGGACCCAGCCGGGCGGGGCCGTCGCGCCGGAGAAGCTGCCGGTCGCCCAGCGGCGGTGGGGTTTCTGACCGCGGATCACGGACTCGATCGCGGACATGAACCCGCTGCAGTCCCAGCTCGGGTTCCCGTTGCCGCCCCACTGGTACCGCTTGCCGTGCTGCGTGCGCGCCCACGACAGCGCGCCCTTGTAGCCCTTCCCGCCGACACCGGCGGCCTCCAGCTTGCCGTCGGCCTTGGCGGAGTAGCCGACGATCGCCTTGATCATCCGCTTCGGGATGCCCGTGATCATGTCCCGGTACAGCGACGCCGAGCCGGAGATCTTCTCGATCAGCGGCCTCACGACGGCGTTCAGGCCGGCCTCGGCGGAAGCCTTCAGCCCGTCCTTCAGCCAGCTCACCCCGGACTCGGCCAGGTCCACGCCCTTGGACGCGGTCGACTTCACCCAGCCGAAGATGCCGCCCTCGGCGAACCCCTCGCCCGCCTGGAACGGGCGCAACGACTTGCCGCGCATGGCAGCCTGGTTGACCGCCAGCAGCCGGCGCCTCTCGTAGGGGTCGCGCATCGCCTCGGACACGGCCACGCCCTCGCCGCGCCGCATGGGCACGAGCTGGTCGTCGCCCTGCCGGTAGGAGGACTGCCCGGGCAGGATTCCGCCGCGGCGGAATCCCTCGGGGTGGAACTCCTTCAACTGGGGGGCGCCGAATGCCTTGGCGACCTTGTTCCAGGTGCCGACGATCCCCCGGTTGTAGACCGTGTTGATCACGAAGGCGATCGGCTTCTTCGCGAGCTGGCCGACCTTCCCGAACTGCCGGCCGATGGTGTCCTTCGCCGAGACGAACGCCTCGCCGAACGCCTTCGCCGCCCGCTTCGCGGAGTCGATGGGGGGCTTGATCCCCTTCTCGTACAGCCACTTCGCCACGGTCGCGATGCCCTGGAACGCGGGCTGCAGGGCTGTCTTCCACAGCCAGGTGGCCCCGGCGCCGACGGCCCGGAACCCGGTCTTCACCAGGCCGAAGTACAGCTTCACCCCGGTCCACCACAGGCGGAATCCGCCGACGATCAGGTCGAGGGTGGGGGAGATCGCGACGTCCCACAGCCACACCGCGCCCGCGCCGACGGCCCGGAAACCGGCGCCGACCAGGGAGAAGTACAGCTTCACGCCGGTCCACCAGAGGCGGAATCCGCCGACGATCCAGCCGATGACGGGAGAGATGGCTTTCTGCCACAGCCAGACCGCGACCGCGCCGAGCCCGTACAGGATGACGCCGACCGCTGTCGCGTAGATCTTGACGGCGGTCCACCACCACTTGAAGGCGGTGACGATGAAGCCCACGACGGGCTTGAGGACGACGTTCCACAGCCACAGCGCGGCGACCGAGACGGCCTTGAAAGCGGCCTGGACGATGTTGCGGAACGTCTCGGATTTCTTGTAGGCGACGACCAGGGCGACGCCGAGCGCGACCAGGGCGATAGCGACCAGCACGAAGGGGTTCAGCGCCATGACGGCGTTGAGGACGGCCTGGGCTGCCGCGAACCCGCCGGTGACCGTGGTGCCGATGAGCATCGCCGCGCGGTAGACGGAGAACACCGCGGTGACGAGGCCGGTGGCGATGGCCTGCGCGTTCAAGGCCAGGGTGAGCCCGCCGACGAGGACGATCACGGGGAGCAGCCAGGGCCCCCACTTGTTGATCCACTGGCCGGTCGCCTGGAAGGCGTCGCCCACGTGGTCCACACCGTAGACCAACCCGTTGATGGCAGGGATGACGACCGCGTTCACGACCTGCCCGAAGGTGTCGGTGAAGCGGCGCTTCAACACTTCGAGGCGGGTGGCGGTGTTGCCCCGGATCGTCTTGCCCAGCTTCGCGGCCGCGCCGGCGGTCTTGTCCATACCGGCCGATGCGGCGGCGGAGGCGGGGTCCATGGCGAACAGGGCGTCGCCCATCACGGTGCCCGGGTCACCGAACAGGGCGGTGGCAGCGGTCAGCTTGACGGTCTGGTCCTCGGTGCCGCGCAGCGCGTCGAGGGTCTGCTGCAGCGCGCTCGTCGCCGAGCTGCCGCCCTTGCCGATCAGGTCGGCCATGTCCCCGGCGTCCAGGCCGATGGACTTGAAGGCGTCCTTCACGCCCTGCTCGGAGGCAAGCGCCAGCTCACCGAACTGACCGATGGCGTCCGCGACCTGGTCGCTGTCGCGGGCGCCGCCCTTGATGGCCTGGTCGATCAGACCGATGGCCATGCTGCCGTCGATCCCGACCCGCCGGAACTGGGTCGAGTACTCGTTCATCGTGTCCAGCAGGTCATCGGCCTTGTTCGCCGACGACTGGAAGCCCTTGGTGAGGATGTCCAGGGCCTGGCCGCCGTCCTTGGCCATGCCCGTGCGGATCATCTGGGCGGCGGCGTTCGCCGTCTTGGACAGGTCCTGCTCGAAGGTGGTGGACAGGTCGGTGACCTTCACGGTCAGCGACTCGATCGCCTTGCCGGTGGCCTTCTCCGGGATGAGGCCGGAGCCCATCACCTGCCGGACCGCTTCGGCGCCTTCCTCGAAGGTGTCGACGACGGCCTTGGAGTACAGCGACCCGGCCAGCTTCCCGGCCCGCTCGGCGCCCTTGCCGGAAGCACCGAGCTGGGCGGCGAGACGGTCGGCGGTCTTCTCCTTCTCCAGCTGCTTGACCGCAGACGCCGCGATCGCGGCCCCCAGCAGGGCGCCGGCCGCGACGCCTCCGGCCTTCAGCTTCTCCTTCATCCCGCCGACCATCTCGTCGCCGCCGGCTTCACCGGCGGCGCGCGAGGCCTGCGCGACGGGCTCGCCGATCTCCCGCGCCAGCTGCCTGCCGAACCCGGACATGTTCGGCAGGACGTCGACCCACACAGCACCAGCGCGGGGCATGGACTCACCCCTTCTCTGCGTACTGGGGGGTCACCTGGGCGACGATCCGCAGATAGCCGGAGCGCGCCTCGGTGGCCTCCTTGCGGGCCTTGTTCTTCCGCTTCTTCTGCGCGGACTTCGGCTCGGGCCGCCACACGGGCTCCGGGTACTGCTGCGGCGGCGACTTCTCCGCCCGGTTGGCGTTGCGGAAGTCGGTCACCAGCTGGCCCATCAGGTCGACCATGTCGGCCATGCGGAAGTCGCCGTAGCCGAGGGCGTGCCCGGCGGCCGCGCGGGCCACGGCCCCGGTCGGGGGCAGGCCCTCGACCAGGACGCGCAACTTGCGCAGCGTGATCTCTCCGCGCCAGTACTCCGCCACCGGATCACGCGGGGAGTAGTGGTGGCACAGGTCGGCCTCGACGGCCTCGGGGTAGTGCCCGAGGACGTCTAGGACCGTGTAGGGCGCTTCTTCACCTGGTCCCGCATGTCCTGCTGCACGGCCAGGAACAGCAGCGCGATGTCGTTGTCGGAGTGCCCGGCGGCCACGTACTTGTCGTACTGCTCCTCGCCGAGGATCGCGACGGCCTTCTCCCGGGAGGACTCGGCGTCGTCGACGGCGGTCGACCACTCGTCGTCCGCGAACAGCGGGTGGGGGAAGGTGAGGATCTCGCCGTTGTCCAGCTCGAACTCCACCTCCTGCCCGCCGAGGGCTTCGGTGAACTGCTGCTTCACCGTCGACAGCTTGTAGCGCTTCCTGTTGGGCTTGCTCACGTGCGTCTCTTCTCTCGTGCTGGGGGTGGCCTCGGGGTGAACCGGTGGAGGCTCCGCGGCGGCGGGGCTCACCCCTGGCCGCCGCCGCGGAGCCCGCTTGCGGGGGGCGGTCATGCTCACGCGCCGCCAGGCGTGACCGTGGTGACGTTCACGGCCGGGCTGGTGCCGCCGGTCAGGCTGGCCGCCGAGGCGGTCATCTGCGCCACGTCCGTGCCGGCGAGCGCGCCCTGGAACGTCACGGTCACAGGCGTGCCCGGGTGCGGTCCGCCCGCACAGACCACGTCGCCGACGCCGATGTTCGACAGCGCCTCCAGCGCCGACTGCACCGCCCCGGCCGTGGCGTTGTAGGCGATGCCGGCGGTGGTCTGCCCGGAGTACGTGAGCGTGTAGGTGCCGCCGGTCGGAGTGCCGGTGATCGCGACCTGCTGCACCTCGTTGGACAGCGGCTCCAGATCACGCCAGCCGGGGCCGTCGATCCACGTCAGGCAGTCCGTGCCGAGGACGTCGTCGACGTACGCCTGATACGTCACGCCGCGGGCGATCTCCGCCGTACGCGTCCACTGCTCGTCCTCCCGCCCCGTACGCAGCGCACTGGGCATGTGGCGGACGATGTACAGCGGCTCGCCGGTGTTCTTGTTCAGGTCCTCGGCGATGAACACCAGCCGCCTGTACCTGGTCGGCGGGGTCTTCGGCCGCGACCACGCCCACGCCTCGGAGCCGATCGTGGGCAGCGCCCCCACCCCGGACAGCGGCAGGTTCTCGTACAGCGCCACCGCGGCGGCGTTGGTCTCCTGCGGCACCCACTGCGCGGTCGCGGTGTCGGTCTCGACGTCGGAGCGCGTCGGCGAGGCGGACTGCCCCGACTCGACGTCCGAGGTGGACAGGTCGCCGGAGAAGGTGACGCCGTCGGTCGTGGTGTAGCCGACGGGCACGTAGCCGGAGGGCAGGGTCTGCAGGACGCCGTCGACGTCGAACGGGTCGGTCACCGCGTCGGCGGAGGCGTCCGCGGCGAAGATCGCGTAGCGGAGCGCTTTGCGGATCAGCGACGAGCGCAGCTCCGCGATGGTGGTGAAGTCAGCGGCCGGCATCGCGGCCCCCTTCCATGACGAAGCCCCCGCACAGGCGGGGGCGGGTGGGTTGCCGCGCGTCAGGCTCGGGTGCTGGCGCGGGTGGTGAGCGTGTAGGTGGCGATCGCCCGGCGTACGGCGGGGTTGCCGTAGGGGATCGGTACCGGGCGCTGCAGGGTGTCGACGGTGTCGATGACGACCTCGCCGGCCACGCTCGCGGCGAGGGCGTGGACGGCCTGGCGGGCGCGTTCGGCGAGCTGCCACATGGCGGCCCGGTCAGCGGCGAATGCCTCCACGTCGATGGTGGCGGTGTCGCTGGTGTGGCTGTCGGCGCCGCCCGCCACCTGGACGACGACCACCGGGACGAGGGTCTCGACCTTGGGCGGGACCTCGTCGGTGACGCGCACGCCGGCCAGATGGGTGCGCATGCCCTTCATGACGGCCAGCTCGATGTCCGGCCACATCAGGTGTCCCCGGTGCGGGCGGCCCGTCCGAGGATGCGGCGCCGGGCGGTGGTGCTGTCGCCGTACTCGTGTGCCTCGGCGTCCGCCCGGTCGGCGACCACCTTGGCGGTGGGCCGGCCGCGCGGCCGGATCTCTTCCGAGACGGTGATGGACTCGGCGAACTCCTCGCCGATCTCTGCGCGCGCGAGCGCCTGGGCGCGCGGCACGATCTCCTCCGCCTTCTGGCGCAGCGCGTCGCGGACCGGGGCGGACTGCATGACCTCCTGCAGACAGGACGGGTCGAACTCGAACCGGATCCCGCTCATCCGCTCACCACCTTCAGAAACGTCTCGGTGTGGTCGAGGAGCGCGGCGAACGACTCGTGCTCGCCCGGGTCGCCGTCGACCTCGTAGAGCACGCCGCGGAACCGGACCCTCGACAGGGCGGTCAGCCCCATCGCCGGCGGTCCGGCCAGCCTCCAGCGGGTGACGACCTGCGTGCGGTCGTCGTTCTGCTCGGTCGAGGTGACGGGCTGCATGTTGCAGTTGGCCACCTCCCGCTCGACGTCGTCGTAGACGTCGTGACCGCGGTCGTCCTGCCCGGTCACGACCCGGTCGATGACGGTGACCGTGTGCCGCCGCAGGGGGTTGGCCAGCGGCGGCATCAGGCGTCGTCTCCCCGGTTCAGGCGGTGCGCCTCGACGGCGGCCCGCCACTGCTCGGTGATCCCGACCGCCGCCGTCACCGCGAAGCTCACGGACTCGGTGCCGGTGGTCACCTGCTGGATCGCCGGGTCCGTGCGGTAGATGGCGCGGGCCTGGTCGATGACCGCCTCCGCCACCTCGCCCGGCACCGGGTCCAGGCCGTGATCCCACGCGACGGTGACCTCCGACCACTCCGGCCAGCAGCCGCCCGGGTGCAGCAGCAGCCCGGCCTGCCGCCGCACCTTCACCCCCGCCAGCTCCTCGCCGTCGACCAGGACCGAATGCACGGCCACGACCGGGGCGGCGGGCAGCCGCAGCACGGCGCGTCCGCTGCCGTCGAGGTACGACGTGTCGTCGGTGACCAGCGACACCGGGTGCCGGACCTGCCCGCGAAACCGCCGGGTCGCGGCACGCAGTGCGGCCAGGAGCCGCACGTCGTCGGCGGGCAGGTCCAGGAACTCGGCCAGCTCGGACGGATCGGCGAGGTACGGGCTGGCTGCCACGGTCAGGTCCCGGCGATCACGCCGCGCGTGCGCAGCGCGGCGAGCAGCGCGTTGTGGGCGTCCGCCGCGGCGGTGAGGCTGGCGAACGGGCTGGCCACGTTGTTGATCGTCGGCGCCGTGCCGGCCATGCCGCCCATTCCGACGGTCCGCAGCGGCGCCACCCGGATCACGGTGCCCGCCGAGGCCGCGTCGTCCAGGGCCATGCCGACCGCGTAGAGGTCGCCGGGGTCGCAGACGAACGCCTTGCCCAGGGTGCCGCAGCGGACCATGTTGCCCGGGTCGATGCCCTCCCCGGCCTCCACCTCCCACACGGCCCGCCCCGACACGGAGAACGTGAACTCCTCCCCGTTCGCCAGGTCGGTGCCGTCGGTGACTCCGACGGGGATCTCGCCGGCGACGGCGAGCCGCATCACGGCCCCGTCGTCGACGGCCGCGGCCGTCGTCAGGAACCGGTGCTTGGGTGCGGCGCCGGACATCGTGACCTGGAACGTGCTCATGCTCATGCGCTGTTGTCCTTCCCCATGATCGTCTTACGGTTCTTGCCCGCGGCCTCGGCCGCCAGGACCCGCGCGGTCTCCGCCTCGTCCGCCTCGGCGAGGTACTCCAGCACCGACGGCGCATCGTGCTGCGACGGGTCGAACACCGCCTGAGGCGTGGGCTCCTCCGGCTCCCCGGCGTCCTCGGGCTCCTCGGGCTCCTCGGGCTCCTCGGGCTCCTCGGGCTCCTCGGGCTCCTCGGGCTCCTGCGGGGCGTCGGTCTTCGGGGGCTCTGCGAGCGCGCGCGTGAGCGGGCCTGCGCCTGCCCCCGTGCGCGCCCGGTAGCGGTCCTCGTCCTCGGCGCGGACTCGGATGCCGTCGATGGTCACCATCTTGTGGTTGGGCATCAGCTACCGCCCCCGGCCGGCTTGACCACGATCAGCCGGTTCGGCTTCCAGATGACCTGTTCGGCGCGCAGCTCCGCGCGGACGTAGACCAGGTTCCGCTGGGCGTAGTCCTTGTGCTGGTTGAACGCCAGGATGGACAGGCCCTCGACGTCGAGGAGGGCGACCTGCCGCCAGTCGCCGAGGATCACGGTGCCCGGGGACAGCCGCTGCGACAGCGCACGCGCGCGGCCCCAGCTGGTGGACGGGCCCTGCCCGAACGGGCCCTGGCCCATGAACCGGTCCGTGGTGTCCTGCAGCAGGTCCCACGCCTCGTCGTCCTCGGGCGACATCAGGCACGCCGTGACGTTGCCGCCCGGCAGGGTCGTGATCTTCGTGATGGCCTGCCGAATGGCCTTCACCTGGGCCATGGCGTCCGGGCCCGGGGAGTACGTCAGCTCCTGCACGCCCGTGGTGTGCAGGATGCCCTTCGGCTCGCCGCTGGCGCCGGTGCCGTTGAGGAGCTTGTCCTCGATGACCGAGTCCAGCGAGTACTCCAGCTCGTTGTTCATGTACGTCGCCAGCGCCGGCGCGTCGGAGAGCAGAGCGTTGGTGACGTCGTAGCCGTCCGCGTACGTGTACGGCTTGGCGTCGGCCAGCTCCGTCTGGATCGTGCTGGTGGGCTTCACCGTCGCGTCGCCCGGGAGGATCTCGTCCGGGACGATCGCGGCGTTGCGGGTGACGCCGGTGACCTGGAGGTACTCGAACGGGCCGGACGCCTCACCCCGCGTGACGAGGTCGAGGATGGTCAGGTTGTCCCGGTCGACCTGGTCGACCATCGGCATCCTCACCGGCTGGACGTGACCGAGGGCGACCTGCAGCGGGGAGGCCGTGGCCTTCCGCCCGCCCAGCCACTCCTTCATCGTGCCGACCTTGATGCGGCCGATGTCGACCGCGCTGCCCTGGCCCAGCCCGGTCGGGTGCTGCTTGCGGAACTCGCCGTACAGGGACGACTTCACGAACCGCTCGCCGAGCGTCGCGGCGTCCGCCGTCTCCTGCCGGTCCTTGACCTGGAGGGCGCCGGCGGGCCCGGCCGGGGGCGTCCCGGGCTGGACGCTCGCCTTGCCCGCCATCGCCGCGGCGGCGGCCTGGGCGGCGTCCGCCGCCTGGACCTTCGCCTCGACCTCGTCGCTCTCCTTCTTCAGCTCGGTGATCCGGGCCACCTCGTCCTCGGTGAACTCCCTGTTCTCCTCGCGCGCCTTGGCGACGAGGTCCGCCGCTTCCTTCAGCAGCGCCTGGAGCTTCTCGCGCAGTGTCATGCTGTCCTCCGTGCAATCAGGTCTCGTGCGGTGATCCACGCATCGACCTGGGCGAGCGACGGACCGGCAGCCTTCGCGGGCGCCTCGGGGGCGGCGGCGGGCGGCACGGCCGGCCGGTGGCCGGTCTCCTCGGGGTTGCCCCGGCCTGCGGGCCGGGAAGTCTTCTGTGGTTCGGCCGAGGCCAGCACCTCGCCGATCGAGGCGTGCGCGCTGGACAGGGCGTCGTAGTTGGCCTGGCTCAGCACCCGGCCGGCCTTCGCGCCGCGCACCAGGTCGGCGGCCTTCGCGGCCAGGAGCTGGGTCTGCTGGTTCGCGCCGACCAGGCACGGCCCCACCTCGTACAGGCGGGAGAACCGCTTGATCTCGTAGTACTCGCCCCACGGGTGGTGCACCAGGTCGTCGGTGTCGACCCAGCCGCCCTCCCCCACGTCGTAGGCGAACGAGAACTGCTTGATCCGGCGGCCCTTCAGCAGGCCGTGCACGTGCTTCGCGGTCGGGTTGGTGTCCATGTCCTCGATCTGCGCGAGGACCTCCAGCCCTTCCGGAGTCTCGGCGGCCTCCAGCACGCTGCCGATGTGGGCGAACGCGTCGCCCCACTTGTGGGACCAGACCACCGGGATCGGGTCGCCGGTCGCCTTCCACTCGGCGAGGACCTGGGCGAACGCGCCCGGGGCGATGACGTCGCCCATGTCGTCCTCGTTGCCGAACACCGAGACCAGCGCCCGGAACTGTCCCTCGGCGAGGCCGTCGGCGGGACCGGCGGCCTTGATCCGGGCGGATGCTTCCTTGGTGCGAGGCACGGTCAGCCCTCCTTCGATTCGCGTGCGGCTCGCAGCGTCGCCTCGGCGCGGCGGAAGCCTTCGTTGTCGACGTCGTCGGTGAAGGCGAACGGCTCGTCTGCAGCAGCGGTGAGCAGCTTCCACCCGTGCGCCTGGTCGCCTTCCTGGTACAGGGCGAGCGCGAGGCCGCGGGGGTGGAACACGGTCCGGTTGATGAGCCACAGCAGGCCGGACTCGGACAGTTCCAGCAGGGGGCGGAAGTCCGGTTCCGGGGACGCGTGGTGGTTGGCGTCGCGGGGCACGGTCAGCCCCCCTCTCGTGTGTAGTCCAGGCGGCAGTTGCAGTTCGCTGTCTCCTCGGCGCTGCCGTTGGCGTCCCCTGGCCAGCGCAGGCCGTTGGAGAAGGTGCCGCCGAGCTCGACGGCGTCGCCGTCCAGGCGGACGTGCGAGGCCCGCGGGTTTTTGCCCCCGGTGCGCCACACCTTGTGCGTGAGCCCGGAGGCGCCGGCGGCGTCGTGCGAGCCGAAGGAGCGGGCCTCGGTCGCGGCGGTCACGGCGCGCATCCCGGCCGCGACGACCCATGACGCCAGCCCGGCCTTGAGGTTGTCGCGCCAGTCGCCCTCGTCACGGACGGCCGCGGTCGCCGCGGTGTAGGCGGCCTGCTCGTACTGGGCTGCGTGCGAGGCCGCGGCCACGGCCAGCCACGCCTCCATGACCGCCGGGTCCCAGCCGTCCGCCTCGGGGTTCCACATCCCGAGCACCGACCAGGCGCCGATCTGCGCGAGCCGGAACCCGTACCCGGCGATGAGCGCGGCCAGCTGCGCCTGCCGCTCCGGGGACTGCGCGGCCCACAGGTCGAAGAAGTCGGGCGGCCCGTCCGCTTTCGCATCCGCCCGTTCCAGCAGTCCGTCGGCCTGCCGCTGCGCCCACCCGGCCAGGGCCGCGGCGAACGCGTCCCGCTCGGCGTCGAACGTCCCCAGGTCGTCAGGCCGCCCGGCCTTCACGCCAGGCGGCCGCGCCCTTTTGGGAGCGTGTCCGGTGCGGTGTCCCGTGGTGAGGCGAGGCCGCCGACGAGGACGTTGAGCGGCACGACCAGTTCCTCGGTGCCTTCGATGTACGGCAGGTTCATCACAGCGCGGGCCTCGGCGCGCTCCATGTACGGCGCCCCAACAGCGGTCTGCAGGAGCGCGGCCTGCTCGGTGAAGGAGCCGCGCAGCTTGGACTCCAGGTTCGCCTCGACGTACAGGTCCGTGCCGGGTGCGAGCAGCGGCACCAGCATGGAGTTGAGGACGTCCTGCCACTGCGTGACGTACGGCCCGAGGCTGATCGTGAACAGCATCTGCCGGAACGCGTCGATGTTGGAGAACGTGCCCTCGCGCGCGCCCACCAGCTCGGGGGCGATGTGGTAGGCGGAGGCAACCTCGGCATCGGTGAGCTTGCGGCCCTCGATGTCCTGCGTCTCCTGCGGGTTGAACGCGTTCACGGTCACCAGGCGCATGCCGTCCTCGAGAATCGGCGTACCGCCGGCCTCGGGACTGCGGCCCATGAACGCGTTGAACCCGGCGATGAAGCGGGCCTTCGCCGTCGCCGACCAGCTGGGCGCGTCCGCCGGCCGCTCAATCACGGTCGGGACGCGGGCGCCGTTCCTCCACACCTGGCGGCGCCACTCGACGGCCTCACGCTGCTCGGCGAGGATCTGCTGCAGCGTCATCATCGGCGACGTGCCGTCCGCCCCGATGGTGGCGTACCCGTGGTCGAACAGGTACGGCGCGGGCAGCGTCACCACCTGCGCCGGCCCCCGCGATGAGATCAGGTACAGCGCGGCCGGCTGGTCGTCGTCGTCCGCCAGGACGTGAAAGCGGCGGGCCGGTTTGCGCCGGAGCTCGAACCCGGACGCGGTGTCGGCGGAGGGCAGGATCTGCTGGCACCACCGGTCGTAGATCAGCCAGTCCACCAGCGTGGAGTGCCACAGCCGCGACGGCGAGCGGTGCGGCCCGGGCTGTGAGAGCAGCTGCGCGAGCGGGTGGTCGGTGACCCGGCGCCGGTCGGTGTCGGAGACTCGCTCGTAGACGTGCCACGGGATGGTGCACAGCTGCCGGGCGATGTAGTCGACGACCTTGCGCACCGAGGGCTGGGTCTCCCACACGCGCGCGGCCGCGGCCGTGTCGGCGTAGTTCGACAGCGGCACGCCGGGGTCCACCACCCGGATCCCGTTCGCCGCCAGGTAGTTGCCCAGCTGCGTCAGGTCGCCGAACTGCTCGGCGGCCTTGGCGAGTACGGGCACGCCGTCCTGGTCGACGACCTGCCCGGAGACAGGCGTCTTGCGGCGTGGCCACCAGCGCATGCGTCCACCCCCTTCTCAGATCGCTTCGAAATCGGAGTCCTCGTAGGCGGACACGCGCTTGGGCGGACGGGCGAGGACTTCGGACATCGCGTCGCACAGCGCGGACACGCCGTCGATCTTGTCGGCGGCGCTGGCCTTGTCGGGCTTGACGTTGCCTGCGGCGTCCATGGCGACGGCGAGGTTGTCGACCATCCACGTCATGACGAGGTTCCCGGCGTGCCGCAGCATCGGCCGGCCCCCGAGGCTCACGGCCCGCTCGCCGGACAGCAGCAGCCGCTTCACGGCTTTGAGCGCCGGGGACATGGTCTTGAAGCCCTGGCCGACGCCGACCATCGGCGCCCGCTCGCCTTCGAGGTCGTTCGTCAGCGACGTCGAGGACCAGCGGTCGAACCCGAGGGCCTTGACGTCGAAGGTGTCCAGGTCCTGGCGGACGACCAGGCCGATGGCGTCGTAGTCGGTGACGTTGCCGGTCGTCGTCTTCAGCCAGCCCTCTTTCACCCATCGCGACGCCGCGCCGGCGGTGCGCTTGTCGAGGGAGGCGAGGTTGTCCTCGGGCGTCCAGAACCTCAGCACCAGGTCGAGGCCGCCGTCGGTGTCGTCGGGGAACAGCCAGGCCAGCGCGTTCAGGTCGGACACCGCTCCCAGGTCCAGGCCGCCGTACGCCTCGCGGCCCTTGAGCTTCGCCTCGTCGACGAGGGCGAGGTTCGCGCGCCAGGACTCCAGCGTCAGGTACTTGGTCACCTGCTTCGTGCGCAGGCCCAGGTGCAGCCGCTGGAACTTCGCCAGGTCCGCCGGCGACTGCTGCGCCTCACGCGACTTGCGTTCCAGGTAGGAGCGGGTGGGCGAGATCCCGAACCCGGGGTTGGCCGCCCGCCACGTGGCCTCGACGAACGGGTCCGCGTCCTTGGGCACCGCCCACACCACGCCGTACACCGACGGGTCCGAGAGGACGCCGCGGGCCAGCTGCTCGATGCGGGTCCGCTTGCGGTTGTAGATCGTCTCCGGCTTGCCGCTGTCCGCCGTGGTGATGATGACGATCAGCGGTTGGCGCCGGGAGCCGGTGCCGGTCTCGATGACCTCGACCATCTCGGGGTCCTTGTGGACGTGCAGCTCGTCGATCACGGCGCCGTGCAGGTTCGCGCCGTGCTGGGCGTCCGCCACGGAGGCGATCACCTCGAAGTAGCTGCCGCTCTTGGGGTGGATGATCTTGCCCCGGTAGGGCTTGACGTGGCCCTTGAGCGCGGGTGCCCGCTCGGCGAGCTGCCGGATCGGGGTGAAGACGTACCCGGCCTGCTGCTTCGTCGTCGCCGCGGCGATGACCTGCGCGCCGGGCTCGCCGTCCGCGCACGTCAGGTAGATCGCCAGCCCGCCCGACAGCGTGCTCTTGCCGTTCTTGCGGGGGACGTCGACGTACAGGTCGGTGATGATCCGGACGTACATGTCGGCGTCCGCGTCGAAGCGGACCCAGCCGAACACGGGCGCGATGATCCAGGCGACCTGCCACGGGTCCGGCACGAGGGGGCGGCCGGCCCACTGGCCCTGGGTGTGGCGTAGCAGGCTGAAGGACTTGATGACCTTGTCGACGCGCTCGGGGTCGAACCGTGCGCCGGCGACGTCCCGGGGCTCAGGGGTCTTGATCAGCGGCGGGCAGTCGGGCAGCGGGATGCCGCGCGAGGTGAGGTACCAGGCGACCTCGGGCGACAGCTTCAGCCGCTCAAGCTCGGCGTCGTCGAGGAAGGCGGCGGGCGTGACCTCGGCGGTGGTGCCCTCGCCGGCCTTCCTACGCGAACGGGTTGTCGTCCTCGTTGCCATCGTCGGCCCCCCTGCTCAGGGCCTGCTCGGTCGCCGGGCTGAGGCCGAACTGGGCGGCGAACCCGCGCAGTTCCCGGCCGGCGTTCCGCGCCACGGCCACCGAAGGGTTCGCCACGGGCTTTTCGATCCGGGCCTCGCCCCGGTAGGTGACCTGCATGACGGTGAGCCCCTGCTTGGTCACGTCGCGGGTCGCGCGGACGAACACGGACCAGGTCTCGCAGTACGCCGAGAGCATCGCCCGGTCCTCCTCCTTGAGGAGGTCGAGGCGGGACAGGCCGGGGGCGACGCGACGCCACTCGGCCTTGGCTTCGGGGGACAGCCACGTCGGGGGGTTCGGGGGGATCCGGCGGAAGGCCGGGCCGGGGTTGACCTTGCGGCCGCCGGAGTCGCGGCCCTCGGCGCGGCCGGTCAGCAGCTTCAGCGCGGCGGGCTGGGCGGTGCGCCCCATGGGACCACCTCCTGACCTGCGAAGACGTCTGTCACGGTGAGTGATCGGGGGCCGTGCACGGGATTCACAATTCTGAGCGTGTGTGTGCCGAGCTGACGGCGCCGGGCCCCCAGCCGATCACCCCCGCGATCCAGACTCCCCTACCCCCGGGGAGACGATGCCGAGGATGCCGGTGAACTGCGGCGGGGCAGCCTCGAACTCTGCCCACGTGCGGTAGCCGGTGATGGGGTCGTAGGGCGGAATGCTGGCGCGCGGGTCCCAGCGGACGACCTCCCAGAACCAGGGACCGAGGGCCCGCACGGTGGCCCGGACACTGGCCTGGCTGGGCTTGGCGGGGTGGGCGAACACGGGCGTACCTCCCTGGTGGTCAGCGACGCCTGCGGCGTGCCCTGTTGGCTCGTACGGCTTCGGCCTTGGACTTGACGAGGTGGCATGGGCCGCAGATCAGTCCGAGGTTGTCGAGGTCCTCGGCCGCTCCGCCCTCGAAGATCGGCGTGATGTGGTCCAGCTCGTGCTGGTGCTCGCCGTCGGGGTCGTCGTCGAGGCTGGGCTGTTCGTCGCCGCATCGGTAGCAGCATCCGTTGTCACGTGCTGTGACAAGGCGCTTGAGCGTGCGCCATCTGCCTGAGCTGATGCCGTACCTGCTGGCTTTGTCGTCCCTGCCTGCCCATGGGATGGGCTGGTGGTCGTCGCACCTGCCTCGCTTGGTCGCGAACACCGAGCAGCGGGGGTCGGAGCACCGGGAGGGGGGCCGGGTAGGCACGGGGGGTACCTCCCATGGGGTGGTCCTGGGGTGTCAGGCAGGGGTGAGTGCCCTGCTCATGCCAGGTCGAGGGTCGCTGTGGTGACGATCATGGTGCGTGCCCTGGCCTTCTCACTGTCTACGCGAAGGTGGCTCGCCAGGGTCTCGGCCTCGTTCTCGGTGGCCTTGTCGATGAGGATCACGAACGGGGTCTCGGTCTGGTCGCCCTGGTGGACCAAAGGGAGTTCGAGGATCTGGATACGGGCCATGGGGTGAGCCTCCTGAGGTTGTTGGTGTAGGGCAGTGCGGGGCCGCCGGAGTCTCAACGCCGGTGATGGCCTTGCCAGAGGCGCGCCATCCAACCAGTGCCAGAGCAGCGGTCGCGGCCCCGCACGTCATGGGGTGGGGTGCGCGCCGGCCGGTTCCGAAGTCGACTCCAGCACCGCGTGCAGCGGGAGTTCGCCGTCGGCGAGGCCCTGGGCGACGCGTGCCCACATCTCGGCCAGCCTGATGGCCTCGGTGGACCGTACGCCGTGGACCTGGGCGAGGCTGCGGGCCTCGGCTGCCCGGTCACGCTGCCATCCGCTGTCGTACTGCTGGCGTTCGCGGGCGTCGTCCTCGTGCCGTACGGCCTGCTCGTACTCGCTGGTGGCCCGTTCTGCCCAGTGGAAGGCGTGGGCCTGGGCGCGGTTGTGGTGCTCGGTGCGCCAGGCTCCGAAGCTCTGTTCTTCGTCGCTCATGGGCGGGACGTCTCCTGGGTGGTGGAGCCGATGCCGACCAGGCGCAGGGCGCGGCGGCGGGTGGCCAGCTCGGCGCGGGCGATGTCGGGGAGGGCGAACAGGGGCCGGTTGTGCTCGTCGAGGCCGGCTGGCTTGAGGTGGCCGCGGGCGACCCAGTTGGAGATGGCGGAGCGGGTGACGGCGGCGGCGTTGGCGCTGACGGTGCGTCGCCATCGGGTGGCGAGTTGGGCGGCCTGGGTGCCGGTGTAGAAGTCGGGCACAGGGGCCACCTCCTCCGGGATGCACGACAGCCCCAGACCGGTTGGGGGTCTGGGGCTGTGGGAGTCGTGTGAAGCGAACACAGGTGTGGCGCTGGCCCCATGTTCACGCTAGGACCGGATCTTGTCCAGTGACAACGCTTGTCGGCCCGCAATGAGGTCGGTCAGGCGTTCGTGGTCTGGGTGTCCTGGGCTCGGGCGGTGACGAGTTGCAGGGCGGTGCGGTAGAGGCCGGGGAGGACGCGGCGGGCGTGGTCGAAGTACTCGGCGTGGGTGAGGAGCGCTCCGCAGACGGTGCACTCGATGTAGTTGGCCCAGTCCTCGTCGACCAGGGCGAAGGCGTCGCAGTGGGGGCAGGGGGCGTCCTGCAGGTGGCGTTGGGGTTCGGTGTGGGTGATGGCGCGTACGCGGGCGAGGACGTCGCCCAGCTCCTGGTGGAAGAGGCCGGCCCAGTCGGCGGTGAGGGTCCAGGGGAGGTAGGCGATGTGCCAGGCGGCCCAGGTACGGCCGGGGCGCAGCCAGGGGGTGGGGGCGATGCGGATGTGCTTGGCGAGGGCCTCGGCCCATCCGCGGAGCATCGTGTCGACGGGTATGGGGCCGTCCTGGTCGCGGCGGGCGTCGCCGTACGGGTCGTCGAGGGTGCTGTTGGATCCGGCGGCGAGGAGGTTGAGGACGTCGCCGCGTGCGGGCAGGGGTGAGTGGGCGCGGCCGCCGTGGATGCTGCCGGTGGTGGGGCTGCGGTCGGGGTAGAGGCAGGCGCGCAGGTGCGGGAGCTGCCACTGGAGTTCGTGGAGCTGCGCGGTGAAGCGGTCGCTGCAGCGGCGGCACAGGCGGCGGGTGGTCTTGGTGTCGCGGGCGCGGCCGCAGCCGGGGGTGGTGCACATGATCGTTCTTTCCGTCCGGGGCGCTGCGCCCATTCGTACTGGCGGGTAGGGGTCTCGCGCGTGCGCCTGCGGTTACCGCGTGCGCAATCGCAGGCGCGTGCGCGCGCGAGGCTGGGTCAGGCGCGGCGGGGGTTGCTGAGGGCTTCGCGGATGGTGACGTGCCACCAGGCGCGGATGTGGGCGGGTGCGTCGCCCGTTTCGGGGGTGAGGCGGCCGTCGACGACCTCGCGGGTGCAGAGGCGGGCGATGCGGCGGGCCTGGTCGTCGGTGGCGGTGAACTGCTCGGCCACGTTCACGGGGGTGAGGTGCTGCAGGTAGTCGGGGCGGACGAGGCGGGCGTCGTAGGGGCCGTGGTCGGGGTTGAGGACGACGACGAGCAGCTCGTGAGTGACGTCCGGGGTGCGCTTCTTGGCCGGGGGTGCGCCCTCGATGTCGGCGAGGCTGAGCGCGCACAGGAGGTACTGGGACCAGGCGGGATGCCAGCGTTCGGCGGTGATGATCCAGGCGTCGAGGGTGGCTCGGTGCTCCTCGCGGTAGCGGGCAGTGGGGATGCGGTGGGCTACGCCGTGGCGGCCGGTGAGCGTGTCGGGCTGGGGTCCGGTCACGGCTGGTCCTTGAGAGTGTCGAGGGCGGCCAGTTCGGTACGGGCTTGGAGGAGGGCGGTGCAGTACTGGCAGGGGCCGGCGCCGTCCCAGGCGGGCGGGTGGGTGTGGCAGTGGGTGGGCGCGTCGGGGGCGCTGGTGAGGGTGCGCAGGAGTTGGGTGTAGCGGGTGAGCTGTCCGTGGGGCCCGTACACGCGTTCGACGGTTCGGGGTGAGGCGACGGTGATCTCGCCGTCGGTCCACTTCAGGAGGGTCCAGCCGGGGCGTGGCTGCATGTCGCCGAGGTCGGTGTGGAGGGTGAGCTGGTCGCCGTCGAGGGTGTGGGGTGTGTCGGCGAGCCAGGCGGTGAGGTCGGGGCCGGGCGGGTGGGCCAGGACGTGGGTGTCGGTGATGGCGGGGGTGTCGTCGGGTGTCGTCATGTGTCTTTCCGGGTCTTCAGGTGCCGAAGATCTGTTCGAATGCGGTGTCGGCGCGTTGGTTGGCTTGGCGGATGCGGCGGTCGGTGAGGTGGGGGCCGGCGATGCAGCGGGGCTGGTCGCAGGCGACTTGGACGCGGCCGTCGGGTTCGCGGCCGTGGTGGGCGAGGAAGGCGACGCGCCAGCCGCTGAGGGCCTGGTGGCGGGTCCAGATGGTGGGTTTCCCGGCGCCGTCGGTGGGGCCGGTCCAGGTGGTGTGGCCGTCTGCGGCCGGCCGGCTGTACTGGGCGAGGGTCTGTTCGGGGGTGCGGGGGCCGTTGTGGCCGGGGCAGCGGCCGGCGGGTACGGGGATCTTCTGTTCCAGGCGGACGCCGGAGATCCGCTGGGCGCTGACGTGCAGCTGTTCGCGGACCTCGGTGTAGGTGGCGCCGGCGCGGAGCATCGCGGCGATGGCGGCGTCGACGTCCGCGGCTCCGGGGGTGTCGCGGTGGCGGCCGGTGCGGCCGGCGGGCAGGGGGATGCGGTACGCCTTGCGGGTGGCGGCGATGGTGGCCTGGCGGACGCCGAGGCGGGCGATGATCTGCCGGTAGGTGGCGCCGGCGCGGAGCATGTCGGCGACGTCCTCGCGAACCTTGCTCATGTGCTGCTCCCGAAGATGCGTTCGAATTTCTTGTCGGCGTGCTGGTTGGCTTGGCGGAGGGTGCGGTCGGTGAGGTGGGCGCCGGCGATGCAGTCGGGCTGGTCGCAGGTGCGGCGGGTCTGTCCGTCGGGGTCGCGGCCGTAGTGCTTCCGGAACGCCACGTGGCGGGCGTTGTGGGTGCGGCCGGAGGCGATCAGGTCGAGGCCGCGACCGCTGCGAGGGCCGGTCCAGATCAGGTGGCCGCCCTCGGGGGTGGGCCGGGCGTACCGGGTGAACGACTCCTCGACGGTGAGGCGCAGGGGTGCCCAGCGGTCACGGGGCGGGACGGGAATGCTGTGCTGCTTCCGCAGGCGGGAGATGCGGTTGGGGTCCAGCCGGAGCGCGCTGCGGATCTCGTCGTAGGTGGCGCCGGCGCGGAGCATGGTGACGGCCTGGGCGTCGACGGCGACGAGTTCTGCTCTGCTGCGCTTGACCCGCTCCGGAGGCAGGGGGATGTCCAGGTCGTGGCGGGTGCGGCTGATCAGCAAGTCGGAGACCTGCAGGCGGGACTTGATCTGGGCGTAGGTGGCGCCGGCGCGGAGCATCGCGGCGACGTCCTCGCGGGCCTTCATCGCTGCTGCCTGATGGGGCGTACGCCCTGGCGGACCTTGGCGGAGGAGAGCCGGCGTGCGGCGGGGGTGGGCTTGGGCGGGGGGTTGGTGCAGGTGGGGGCGTGGGGGTAGTGGATCGCCTCGCTGCCCTCCAGGGTCTTGCGGTCGCCGGCGAGCTGGCGGGTGTGCCAGCGGCCGGCGACGTCGACGCGGACGGCCTGGTTGCCGTACTCGGGGGTGCGCTGGCGGTTGACCGGCTGGGTGATCCCGTTGGCGTTGAGGCACCAGATCACCTCGGCGCCGCATCTGGGGCAGGTGCCGGGGCCGTTGCGGGGGGCGGGCCGCGGGGGCGGGGTGTAGGGCATCGCAGTGTCCTTCCGGGTCAGCCGGTGTTGCCGGGCAGGTGGTGGGCGTGGGTGCCGGTCCAGCGGTCGCCGTAGACGGCCTGGGCGTCGTCGGGGCGCTCGCGGGCCACAAGGGCCCTCCAGCCGTCTCGGGGCCCTCCGATCGAGTGATCACCCGCGCTGGGGCCTGCGGGAGGCTCCTGGGGGTCGTGAGGGGCCGGGACGGTCATCAGGAGCGGCATCTGCCCGGACGGGCGAGCCGGGCGTGCGCCGGAGCGCTTGCCGTCGACGGCGCGCAGCGGACGGGCCTCGGCGGTCGAGGCGTCCTCGGCCCGCTCATGGCTCTCGCGCCCCCGCGCATCCCGCACCTGAGGTCCTACAGACAGATCCTCATGGGGTAGTTCATGGGTAATACCTGGGTGGTGGGACCACTGTGGACCGAACTCGCGGGACCACTGTGGACCGAACTCCGAGGGACCACTGTGGACCGAACTTGCCGCGGCGGAGTTGGGTCCACAGTGGTCCGAACTCGGGGCCTGGGACGTCGGTCCACTGTGGACCGAACTCGTCGGCTCCTCGGCGGGCTCGCGGGTGGTGGTCTTGCCGCGCCGGTGGTTGTCGACGACGGCGGCCGCGGCGGCCCAGTTCGGCCGGGGGGACACCAGCAGGCAGTAGACGGCCGCCACGCCCCTGCGGCGGGCTCCGACGGTCGTCACGACCCCGGCGGCGATCGCGGCCGTCAGGAACGCGCGCACGTCCTTCTGGCTCGACCTGCAGGCGGCGGTGATCTCGGCGAGGGTGATGCCCTTGCCGTCACGCGCGTACTTCAACTGGCCGTCGGCGGACGCGAGCTGACGCAGCGCGTACAGGCAGGTGAGGAACCCCTGGGTCAGCGGCCGGGGCAGTTCCGGGGCCCAGCGCCGGGCGAGCGCGTTCCCCCAGTTGTGCGCCACGCTGCCGCCAGCGTTCGGCTCCAGCTCGGTGTCAGACACGATGCTCCTGGTCCTGGTCGTCGTGGATGCGGGGCCGCCCGCCCACGCCACGCCACCGGCCCCGTCACCAGGGGTGTGACGGGGCCAGGCCGGGCGTGCGGGCGGACGGGTCACGGGCGGATGCCGTCCGGGAGTGGCGAGGTCAAGGCGGGGACTCCTGAGGGCCGGTGAGGGCGGGCACGGTGTAGGTGGCGCCGCACGGCGTTGTGCGTACGCCGGGGCCGGTGTGGCGGTGGTACTCGCCGCAGCCGGACTCGCAGCGCACGGTGAACTCGGTGCGCCCCGACGTGGTGATCGGCGTGGCCGGCACCGCGGCCGGACCGCCGTAGCGCGGTGGGTCGTCGGGCAGTAACTCGATCTGCCCGGGCACGTGCCGCACCTGGTCGCTCACGGGCGCTCCCCGGGATGCGGGGGCCGCTCGTGCCGGGCCGGGACAGTCAGGACGATCCCCCGGGCGACCCCGCGCGGCGCGCTGGCGCTGAGCGGGACACGGACGAGCAGTCCCAGGACCTCCAGGTAGCGCAGCGCCTGGCGGATGTTCTCGGAGCTGATCATGGTCAGCTCGCGCATGCGGCCGGTGCGCTGGATGCCGTCCTCGGCGAGGATCCCGCCGGGCCCGGCGTGGTGGGACAGGATCAGTGCGACCGCGAGGGTGCGGTAGTGCAACTGCCGGGCCAGCACCGCGGCCTCCCAGCGGGTCCGCTCGTACGGCACGGGCAGCGCGGCCACTGCGGCCGGGGTCGGGACGGGCTGTCTGGTCTCGGTCATGCGGGCCTCGATTCGGGCTGTGTCTTGACGCGGGGTGTGGGGCTGTCGTGGCCGGCCCTGCCCCAGGGGCTGTGGCGGTCGCACTTCCAGCCGCTCGGGTACAGCCGCGAGTTGAGGGAGTGCGGCAGGGCCGGGACGTCGCACGGCTGGCGGCGGCGGTTGGGCACGGGTCCTCCTCAGCCAGTGGTCGGCCAGTGGCCGACGGGGTGGCCGCCCGCCCCGCAGAGGGGGCGGGCGGGCGGCCGGTCTCAGGTGGCGTGGCGGCAGGGCCGTACGCGGGTCTGCACCTCGTAGGACTGGCCCGGGGCCAGGTGGCCGCCGGTCACGGCCTCCCAATAGGCGGCCGCGAAGCTCCGCACGGCGATGTCGACCACGTGCGGGATCTGCAGGCCGAGACGCACCAGCCGCATCAGGTCCCGCAGCAGCCACGGCCGGCCGGACAGATCCACCTGCAGCCAGGGACTCCGCGACCCCGGCAGCCGGAACAGCCGCGCCACTCCCGTCGCTTCAGCCACCTGGCCGGACGGCACGACCGCCCCCACGGCCACCGGCGGCCGCTGGTCGGCCACCTCAGCCACCCGGGCAGCCACCGGCCGTTCCGGGACGGCCAGTTCGGCCACCGGCTCAGCCACCGGCCGTTCCTGCGCGGCCACTTCGGCCACCTGGTCGGCCACCGGCAGCCGCTCGGCGGCCACTTCGGCCACCTGGTCGGCCACCGGCTGAGGCAGTGGCTGCGCGAGCAGCCGGGTGGCCGCGTGGCGGGTGATGCCCAGCTCGGCCGCGATCCGGCGCGCGCCGTAGCCGTCCTCGTCGCGCAGCCGGTGCGCCTCGGCGTGCTGGTCGACGGCGCTCACCGGCTGCCTCCCTCGGCCTCGTCGGCGGCCGCGGCCTGCTCGGCGGCGCGCTGCTCGGCGAGCTGCCGACGGTGGGCGTTCTTCGGACCGAGGAGTGTGTACTGCAGGGCGCGCTCAAGGAGACGGCCGTAGGCGTAGGCGGCATCCGGGAGGCCGCGGGCGTAGTCGCCGGCCTCCCACATGTCGCTGGCGTCGCGCTCGGTCACCTCGTGGTCGGGGCGGCCCGCGATCTCCTCGGAGATGTCCTCGGCCAGGTGCATGGACCGCAACTGCTCGTACGCGGCGGCCAGCTCCTTCGCCCCCGCGTACGGGCCGAGGCACTCGATGCCGTAGCCGTGCGGGATGGGTGCGGGCCGCTCGTAGTGGTCGAGGGTGAACACGACCTGGTGGGGCTCCCGGCCGGTCTGCGCCTGGGTGATCGCCCACGCGGCACCCGACGCGTACAGCATCGCCGTGTCCCGGTACCCGCGGCGGGTGCGGCTGCGGTGCTCCCGGTAGAGGCGCTGCAGCTCGTAGCACGCGGACACGTGCGGGCGGCGGTTGTCGTACGTCCGGCGGTGCAGGGGCACCGTGTCGGGGCCGGGCTCGTGGGTGGTGCGGCCCTCGTGCAGGACGCTCCGCTCCATGCCCACGTGGGCCTCGTTGAGGGAGGCCGCGCGGTCGGCCAGCTGCCACTCCCGAGCGGCCTCACCGAGGGCGCGGACGCTGTCCGTCAGGTGCTCGAACCAGGGCGCGCCCTTGGGCGCCAGGTTGTACGTCACTTCGCACCCCCGTCGTGCACGACGCGGCCGTCGCGGACGATCGTCAGCCGATGCGGTTTGGCCTCGAACCAGGGGGCGTACAGCGGGTCATCGGCGGCCTCGGCCTCGTAGCAGCCCGTCAGGTTCTTGACGTCGTCCTCGGGCGTGGAGTCGGGCAGGGTGTGCGCGAGCAGCACCATGCTCAGCAGCCGCGGCACGGGGTCGCCGGGCGTGCCGGCGTCTCCGACGATGTACGTCTCGCCGAACGCGGCCGGCACGCCGGCCAGGCCCGCCTCGTAGTGGATGTGGACCAGATCGCCCGGGCGCAGCGGGTACCAGCGGGCAGACGGCATCCAATCCGTCTCGGCCGGGTCCAGCGGGCTGACCTCGGTCTCGGTGCGGGGGCGGCCGTACAGGGCGGTGAACTGGCGCTCGGCGACCTCGTCGGGGCGGCCGGTCCAGGTGTGCTTGTGGGGTTGTCCGTCGTGGCCGGCGGTGCCGGGCAGCGTCTCGGTGACCGTGACGGTCAGGAATGCCGGCGTCGAGCCGGGGACCAGGCTCTCGATGGCCTTGGTCATGGTCTCAAGGCGTGGGTCGGTACGACGCACGGTGGGGCGACGCATGGTGTCTCCATGTCGGTGGTGGGTGGCCGGGCGGGCGGGACGGGTGTCAGGTCACGTCCGCCCGCCCGGCGGATCGAGGGCGGGTCAGGCCGGGTCGTCGACGGCGTCCGGGAGGGCGCGGTGGGTGCCGCAGAGCACGCAGGTCGCGCCGCCGTCGCCGGTGATCTCGTGCGCTTTCCTGCCGGGGCAGTGGCCCTCGCACTCCAGCTGCACGAACTCCCCCGTACCGGCGTCACGGGCGCCGGACTGGAAACCCGCGTACGGCTCCTCGGACGGCGGGCGCTGGTAGCGGTGGCGCCGGAGGATGCTCAGGGCCGCGATGACGGCCACGCCGACCGCCAGGCCGAGGAGGACGTTCACGATCTGCACGCTGGGGTCGGTCGTCATGCGCTGTCACCTCCGTCGGCGGCCCGCGGGCGGATCCACCCGGCGGCCACCGCCAGGGCGACCGCGTGGGTGATGTTCAGGGCACCCAGCCGGTCCAGGGCCCGGGCCCGGGTGCTTCTGAGCGTGCCGAGGGGCATGTCCAGGCGGGCGGCGGTCTCCTCCGGCCGCTCACCGATCGCGGCGCCCGCCAGCACAGCGAGCTGGCCGCCGCTCAGCGGACAGTCGGCGGCGTGGCGCTGCACGGCCCGCACCGCGGCCTTCCGGACCTCGCGGGCGGTCCGGTGAGGCGTCCCGTGGCGCATGCGGCCCAGCTCGGCGAGCAGCTGCTGCCGCGCACGGTCCAACCGGCGGGACTCGGCCAGGAGATGGGTCTCCGCGTCGGTGCGCGGCGCCCACGGACGGCCCGGGTAGGGGCCGCGCGGCAGCACCAGGCCCGCGGTACGCAGCTGCGCCAGCACCTGGGCCGTGAGCGCCGGCGCCGGGTGAACTCCGCCCGCCGCGGTCGGCTGGCCGCCGCCCGCGTGGGTGTCCTTCCCGGCCTCGGCGGCCGCGGTCGTCTCCTCGATGGCGCTCACTCGCCAACCCCCGCCGTCTGCGCCTCGGCCTCGACGGCCTGGCCCTGCTCAGCGCGCCAGACGGCCGCCTCGTCATCGGTGAGCCGGGTGTAGCCGCGCACGGAGACCTCGATGTCAGCACCGAGGCGACCCTTGGCCTTGGCGTGTTCCACAACGGCGCCGTACGGACCGGGTGTGTCACTGTGGCGGGAGGTGAACTCGGCGCCGATGCCGGCCGCGACCTCACGCACAGCGTCCGCGCTGGCGGCCTGGATCTCCAGCTGGGTGCTGCCGTCGGTCTCGGCGTAGGCGATACAGACGATGCTGGAAATCGTCAGGCCGGCGTCCGGGTGCCGGGACATCAGACGCCGGAACAGGCGGGACACGTCCCAGGTGCGGGCGTCCAGAGCCTCGGACGCCGCGAGCGGTCCCGGCCCGGGCTGTCCGGCGGGGTCCGGGTCCGGGTGGGGTTCCTGGTGGAGGAGTTCGCCGAGGTGGAACAGGCCGGTCACGGGTGACACACGGTCGGTGCCGCAGGCGAAACAGGGCTGGACCAGGTCGAAGGCCACCTCGACGGATTCGACGGAGTGGTCCAGGCGGTAGCGCAGATAGTCGGGGCGCCCCGGGGCAAGGACCGCGCGCGCTTCCTCCACCTGGTCCGGCAGGCCCTCGGTGACGTACTGCCAGACCAGTTCGCCGGCGGCCTCGGACAGGGTCATGGCCGCGTGCGACCGGGCGTACTGCAGGAACCGCTCCCTCTCCTCCGCGGCGGTGCCGTTGTCCGGGTCCGCCAGGGCAGCGGTGCCCTCGGTGAAGGTGGCCAGGGCGAGCTGGACCAGGTTCATCGCCTCGCTCATCGGGCACCGCCCATCCAGCGGCGGCCGTGGGCCTGGCCGTCGAGGAGGTAGGCCACGAGCGCGAACAGCACCCAGCCGCCGAGCATCCCGAGAATGAGAGTGATCACGCGTCGGCCCCCTGCCCGCCCTGCGGCCGGGACGCGCCGTACGCCAGCTCCTGGGGCGACGCGCAGGACGAGCACACGACGATCAGGGCGGCATTGAGCACCCAGTAGCAGCCGCCCGGGCACCGCTGCCGCGCGGAGCAGCCGCACCGCGCGCAGTGCGCCTCGCCGTCGTCGGCCATCCCCTCGGCCTCGGCGGGCACGGCGGGGGCCTGCTGGGCGGGGTCGACCGCGCTCAGCTGGTCGGCGGCCGCCAGCCCGGCGCCGGCGGTGTTCATCGCGGCGATCGCGCAGGCCGGGGAGCACCACCAGCACCTGCCGCCGGTGGTGCCGACGACGTCGAGGACGATGCCACCCCACAACTTCGGGTCGGACTCGACCAGGTCGCGGGTCGGGGTCCCGCAGCACGTGTTGCCGCAGCGCACGGCAGCGGGCACCGTGGCGAGGAGCCGCACCGCGAGGTCTACGCGCTGGTCGTCGTCGAGGGCCAGGACCGCGGACCCGCCGAGCGCGGCGGTGCAGCCCACGAGCGTGGCCTCACCCGGCCGGTCCTCTTCGGAGCCGGACACCTGGCCGTCCCAGGTGACGGTGAGCGGAACCGAAGCGGGCGCCTTGCCCTCGACCGCCCGCAGGACCTCGGACACGGACAGCCAGTCATCGAGGCGGCGGCCCGCGATCAGCTGTCGCACGGCCCGGTAGCCCTCCTGCAGGGGCGCGGTGGCAAGCCAGGCGGCGTGGAACCAGTCCCCCGCCTCCGCGGCCTCGGCGGCGTTGCTGAGTTCGGCACGCATCTCGGCGCGCTCCTGGGCGCGAGCCGACTGCGCGATCGCCTCGACGGTCGCCGCGTCGTACGTGCGGGCCACGTCCGCCTCGGGCGCCGGCGTGACCGGCGGCCGGGGCTGCGCGGCCGGAGGGCCGGCCAGCAACGCGGGCTCCAGCGGGCCGGGCGTGCAGTCACGGGAGGCACAGATGAGGACCTCCGCGCCGAAGTCGTACAGGTCACCGCGCGGGACGAGGGGGCCGCGCCTGCCGCCGCAGGTCACGCACACGGGCAGCGGCTCCCGGTGGATAGGCGGGGTGGCGACCGGTACGGCCACGGCGGCCTGCGCGGCCGGGGCCTGGTGCAGCGGTACCGGTGCCGGCATCGGGCCGGGCATGTGGAACCCGAACGGATGGGAAGATGTGGTCAAGGTGATCCACTCCTGAGAAGGGTTTTGGGTGTGGATGTGCCGTAGGGGTCGTGCTCCGGGTAGGGCCGGGGCCGGCCCCGACTTGCTGTACTCAGGCGGCCTTGGCGGGCGAGGCGATCTCGTCCGCAGCGATCGCCTTGGCGGCGGGGGCGAGAATCGGCCGGAGCCTGTCGATCAGCTCCCGCGGGATACCGACCGTGCTCACCGCCCGCCGGGCCTGGCCCTGGGCGTCCGCGATCTCAGCGGGGCTGAGGATGCGGTGCCGCTCCTCGCGCGTCACGCCGCGCTCCCGGACATGGCATCCGGCTGCATGACGTGCCCGAAGTCGCTGACGTCAAGCTCAAGGAGCTCCGCCAGGAGGGCACGCAGCTTGGGACGCGGCGTATAGATCCCGCGTTCGATTCGGCTGATGTGCGACTCGTCCACGTGCACGCCAGCCTCCGCGCACTTATCGGCCAGATCCTGCTGAGTCATCCCCCGCATCAGCCGCTGCTGCTTCACTCGACTTGTGGTTCCACTGGGCATGAACCACAAGTTAGCGCAGGTTTACGCAGACGCACAAGCCTCCGAACGCAGGTTTACACAAGTTGAGGCAAGTGCAGGCTGGCGACGGGTTGCGCTATCCTGCGTTTCGCTGGTCAGAAGGGGTGCCAATGCCGGAACCGCACGAGCGGCTGGACGAGGCGATGAATCAGCGCCGCCTCGAACTGCGGCTGAAGTGGCGTGACCTCGCGGAAGCCGCGGGCATCACGTACGAGGCACTGCGCGCAATCCGTCGTGGTGAATCGCGACCGACCGAGTTCACCGCGAGGGCACTCGATGCCGTTCTCAAGTGGGCCCCGGGGAGCGTCTACGCCATCCTCGCCGGGGGCGATCCCAGCTCCCTTCAGCCAGCCACCGGTGAAGGCCAGGCAGAGACGCCGCTGGCAGCCGAGGCGCTTTCCCCCAGCGAGGCCCTGCGTCGCGTGGTGCGCTCCTCAGCGAGGGAACTCGGCGTCAGCCCCGAGGGCTTCGATGAAGCCATGCGCCTCGCGCGCCAGGACCTCGAAGAGGCTGCGCCGCCCGCCGACGCCACGCGCACGGACCTCTCCGACTTGCTGCGCGCCCGTCGCACCGAGGTGGGGTTGAGCCTGGAGGCCGTAGCGGCGGCCACGGTCGACCCTCGCCGCGAGGAACGGCTCGTCGAGGCCGATTGGCTGGACCGTCTGGAGCGGGCCGCGCTGGACCCGTCGGAGCATCCGGAGTATCCGCAATTGGAGGCACTCGCCAACGCCCTGGACCTGGACCCCGGCGAGGTCCAAGAGGCGGCCGGCGCCCAGTTCATGGATGTCCATACGGTCTGGAGCGAGGACGGTCAGGTGAGAGCGGTTGTCACCGGCGAGCTGGACGCCGAGGACATGGCGAAGGTGCAGAACCTGATGCGCCTGTACCGCCAGGCCCCACGGCGCTGATGGCGGAAATTCGTCCGTAGCGCAACTACCCGCGCGCATAAGGCCAGTTGAAAGACCCGTCATCTGCTCCCAGTGACTAGACTGTGGCCAAAAGTAACCGCCCTGTGCATGATGGTTCCTCGCCTGGCAGCGACGGACGCAACATAGGAAAGCGCTGCCCGCACTCGGGCAGTGGCGCAGGGGGTGGACCGCCGTGTCCTACACGCCACAGCAGCAGCACGCGCTCTACAGGCTGGCGAAGCCTGGGGAACTGGACGAGGGCAGGCTGGCCGACATCAGGGACCAGCCGGGCCAGCCGGGAGAGCCGGGCCGCATCGAGTTCATCCTCCACCCGGATCACGCCGAGGAGCCGCTCCTCGACCAGTTCACCAGGGTCACCAACCACTGCGTCGTGCATGGGCTGTGGCGACAGCGGTGGACTGATGACGGGCGTATGGCACGGCCCGCGCAGGGCCTCCGGCTATGCGTCCTGCGCTGGGAGACCGTGCCCGCGGACCTGATGCCCTCGGGGCGCGCGGTCATGCCGACCGAGGACGACGGCTGGTGCATACACCTGGTCAGCGACCGCTACTGCACCAGCCAGCTGCGGGACGCCATGAACGACCTGTTGCTACGTCTCGGCGGCGACGGGCTCTGGATTCAGATCTGGTTCAAGCGCCGCCCGTTCCCTCCCGCGCCGGCCCCCGACCCGCTGCTCGCGGCGCCGACGCTCCCCATGGCGCTGGCGTAGCTACTGCTTGGCCCGGTTGCCGCCGACCGGCTTGAAGCCGGGCTCGCCGACGTACGACAGCGTGATCCGGCCCGGCTCTATGGCGCGAACTCCTCGGCTGCCGGCCTTGAAGAGGCGGATGGTCACGACCATGCGCAGGATCATGCGGCGCTGCGGCAGCGTGAGCGCCTCGTTCCAGGCCCGGTCGACGTCGGCCCGGGGCTTGCCGAGGAGATCCCGCAGCAGGGCCGGCACGTGCAGGGACCGGGATTCCTGCCTGGCCTTGTCGATCTGGGGGGTGAGTTCGGCTTCGAGGCCCGCGAGGGAGTCGATGGACAGCAGCATGCCCATGCCGTCAGGGCGCAGCGTTCTGGCTTGCTTCTGGGCCGCCTCCAGCTGCTCCTCCAGGACCTTCAGCCGGATCCGGGCCTTACGGGTCCTCTCGTCGTCGGTGTTGTCCTCGAACGCGGCCACGGCTTCGTCCGAGGCGAGCCAGGTGATGACCGACTCCTCGACGAACGCGTCCATCCGGTCCTCGCGCATCGCGACGTCGTACCGGGTCGAGCAGTTGTAGTTGGTGCGGCCGCGGACCGTGACCGACCGCAAGGGCGGTTCGTCGGGGTGCTCGCCGCACAGGGCGATGCCGGTCTGGAGATGCTGGGCCTCGGGCCCGGGGGAGAGCTGGCGGCCGGGGAGCGACAGGATCTCCTGGACGGCCTGGAAGGTCTCGGCGAAGTCCTCGTCGTCGCAGATGGGTGCCCACATGCCCTTGCCCGTGTCGACACCCAGATGCCGGCGGTGGCCGATGTAGGCGGGGTTGCGCAGGATGGCGTGCAGGTGGTGCCGCTGCCACGCCTTGCCGCGGTGCGTGGTCTCGCCGCGCTCGTTGAGGTCACGGCAGATGGCGGCCAGGGGTTCAGCCGCAGCGGCGCGCCGGAAGATCTCCGTGATCAGTCCGGCGCGGTCGGGGTGGGGGATCTGGTCGACCAGGTCGCCGGAGTCGGGATCGTAGCGGCGTTTGTAGCCGTCCGGGACGGGCCCGTGGGCGCCGCCGCGCTTGGCGTTCAGGCGAGTCGTGCGCAGATTCCGCTCGCGGATGTCGTCGGCTTCACCCTCTGCGTTGACCGCGTCCTGGGCCGTGGCCTTGCGGTCCGCGCTCTTGGAGAGGTCGTAGACCTGGCCGTTGTAGCAGAGCAGCACGCCGGCCTCTCTGCAGACGCGGCGCAATCGTACGTACGCCTCCAGATCGCGGTAGTACCTGCTCGCCTCGAAGGCGACGAGGATGCGGCACTCGCCGGCCTGTATGCCTGCGATCATCTCCTCGAACTCGTCGCGCGTCCGGCGGGCGTACGCCGAGGCCGATCGGTCGACGTCCTTGAACTCGCCGGCGATCGGCCAGCCGGCGTCGAGGCACGTGGCTCGGCCCTCGTCGAGTTGGGACTGGACGCTGCGGCCTTTGCGCTTCGGGTCGCGGGAGGCGCGGCCGTACAGGTAGGCGGGGAACTCCTGACCTGGGTAGGCGAGGCTCAGGAACTCAGGCGCGATGGGCAT